GGGCATATGCCAACCAGGACGATTTTAACATCCTGACATATGATGACGTCCGGGCAGTTTGTGATTGGATAGAAGCCCAAAACACGGAAAAAAACTATCCGGATATAGGAAAGCAGATTGTACGGGTGGAGCCTATACCATTTTTGCCGCAGGTCAGGTTTAAGGATATGGATACAAATATTGTAGGTTATTTCTTTACGCTGCGGATAACATATTTCAATCCAACGGAAAGGCAGTCGGCAGCGTATGAATATTAACGCAGGGCATGGCGTAACCGTGTCCCTCAATATGCCAGGGATAATAAATAAAGTAGAGAATGATAATTTCGGCCTGTTTTTGGCGAAGGAATGGCACAGGCTTATCTCTGATTATACACCCCATTGTACCGGGCAGCTTGAACGCAATGTACAACTAAGCCCGTTTACAATCCGATACATGGAGCCGTATTCTCACTACATGTATCACGGCCAGGTATATGTTGATCCGCAGTTTGGCGTAGGAGGTTTTACCAATGATAACGGCGCAACCTGGTTTAGCCGGAAAGGCATCAAAAAAGTACCGTCAGGACGCGTATTTAACTACAGAAAAGACCCGAATCCATACGCCACGCATCATTGGGATCATGCGGCGGAACAGGCAGGGCAAAAAGAAAAGCTGATAAGATCAGCAAATGAATATTTAAGGAGGCTGAAATAATGGCAGGAACAACAGATTTTAATGTAGGAAACGGCGTAAAGGCCGCAAGAAAATTACTGATGACGTTTGTGGACGTCGGAACAAGCTCCACACCCGAATGGGAGCTTGTCGGGAGAGGCGTAGAGGAAAGCGCCATTGAATTAAATCCAAATACGGATACCGTTACGGATATACTGGGGATTACGGATACATCTGTGACAAAATGGGAACCGGCCCAGAGCTTTGAGCCGAACACGGTAAAGGGTGGCTCTAAGCTGAACTTTAAGCTGCACCAGATATGGCAGAATAAGACGCCGGAGCTGCTGTCCAGATTTGACGTGCTGATTGTGTACGCATATATCGGAGACAGTTCGACATTTGACGCCGAAGTACAGCATAACTGTACAATCAATATAACGTCAATCGGCGGGGATGCATATGTGGATATGCCTATTGAAATATCGTACAGCAATGACAGCACAAGAGGGACAGCATCTATTACAGCCGGCGTACCTACTTTTACGGCGGCAACAGCTGATTAATACGCAGGGCGGTTCAGGCCGCCCTTAATTTTCGATGTAAAGGAGATTAAAAATGACGCCAGAAATAAAACTAACAACGGGTTTACAGCCGTTTAATATTCGGTTTAATAATGATGAAGAAGTCACAACAATTTATTTTGACCCGACAGATGCGGATTTGCCAAAAAGGATGTTTGAGGCGCAAAACCGAATTGAAGAAAAAACGGCGAAAATCAAGCAGTTTGAGATTGACGAAAACGGCGTACCCAAAACCGATGAATATATTGAAACCATGAACCAGCTAAATCAGGCTGTATACGAAATTGTGGACTATGCGTTCGGCAATAAAATTGCTGACAAAGTATTTTCAAGGTGTTCACCATTTTCAATTCCTAACGGGGAATACTTTATCATCCAGTTTTTCCAAGCCATTACACCGATATTGGAAAGCATACTAAAGAAATATAACAAAAAGGCAAACGAAAATATCCAGAAGCATATCAATAAATACTTGCCGAAAAAATGATGAATTATACTTTACCAACCGAAATCCAAATCGAAGGGCTAAGTTATCCGATCAACAAAAACGGCGATTACAGGATGATTTTGGACGTTATATCGGTATTAAATGATGACAGCCTGGCGGACAATGAGAAGGCTGTATGTGCGCTGGCTATATTCTATAATTTTAACGTGCCGGATGATGCGCAGGAAGCTGTTAACGAAATGATGCGCTTTATCAACTGCGGAGAACTTGAAGAGAAAAGCAGTCAAGCAAGGCAGCCCATAATGAATTGGGAACAGGACTTTAATGTGCTTGTAGCGCCGATCAATAAGGCTTTGGGCATAGAAATTCGGTCTGTTCCCTATTTGCATTGGTGGACTTTTATCAGCGGTTATATGGAGATCGGGGAATGTCAATTTTCTACAATCGTTACAATTCGTCAAAAAAGACAGAAAGGCAAGAAGCTTGAAAAATGGGAGCAGGAATTTTACAACGAGAACCGAAAAAAAGTTGACTTAAAACCCCGGTTCGACGATGAAGAGCAAAAATTCTTAAATAGCATATTAGGAACAGATAAAAATTGACAAATCTACTAAAATATGATAATATTTTGGTATCATATTTATAAGGAGTGGTTTGAGGATGAAGAAATTTATATCTGGGGTAATCGTTGGCGGGGTTTTAGCAGGTACAATTGCACTGGCGGCGTCTTATGTGGCGGAGCCTGCAAGCTTTAAAGTGATGGTAAACGGAAAAGAGTTTGCGTCAGACCCGCCCGCAATGGTCATTAACGGAAGTACGTATCTGCCGCTCCGGGCAATGGGAAATGCGTTGAATGTCCCGGTGAACTGGAATGCAGAATTGAATCAGGCCGAGGTGGGAAGTTCGGCACCTTTCGTCCAGGAAAATGAATATTCCAGGGCGAATCCTGCGCCAATCAATACTATGCAAACGTATGTAAAAAATAAGAAGTACAGTGATTCAAACTATTCGGCCGCGATCAAGGTATTGGAAGTAACAAGAGGTGCAGAAGCATACGAATTGTTAAAAAGCCAATATGATGGAACAGAAAAAGCCGAAGAAGGATATGAGTATGTTGTAGTAAAAGTTACCTTTTCTTTGTTAACGTCTCAGGATGACAAATCGGTTCTTGCTACCGCATCAGCGTTTGATTTTTATTCAGAAAATGATGAAGAATATAGAGATTATTCGTTTGTGTACATGGAGAAAAGATTATCTCAGAATTTATTTGTAGGTGGAAATGCCGAGGGGTATTTAGTACAGAAGGTAAAATGTAATGATAAAACAAAGCTTGCATATGGATTAGATTATGATGGCATGGGCGGTATTTGGTTTAAATTATATGAATAATAAGGAGAAAAACCAATGAAAAATGCACGAATGATTATAGGCATAATTAGCATAATATTATTTGTTCTGGTTGCGTTGCAATCTTGTGCTGCGGGGATAGTAAACACTATTGAGGGAGCAGGAGAAACAAGCGGTTCAGCAGGTATTATAGTTGCTATATTCTTACTTACTGCAGGAATTATTGGGGTGGCAGGCAAAAAATCAAAAGGAGCGGCTATTACATCGGGTTGTTTCTATGGGTTTGGAGGTCTTGTTGGTTTGTCCAATGTAGGCAAATACTATGATTTAAAGATTTGGTCTGTTTTATCCCTAATATTTGCTGTAGTTTTTATAATGACCGCAATATTTGACAACAGAAAAAAGAAAGATCCCACAACAGAATAAAAATAATTCTGTAACGAATTCATGTATACAAAAAATGGTAGCCACCGGTCGCAAGGTTAAACTACCCTGAAAGAGAAACTGAATTAGCTTCGTAATATTGACAAAAAATAGCAAATCCTGTATAATACCCATGTGATCAATCAGGGTGGTTAGGTTATGCCCCTCAGAGAGGGGGTAAAATGGAACAGATCGTTATTGTCATGTACATAATCATGCTGACCGTTTTAATCTTAACGAAAAAGAAATAACCGCCCCTTGAGGAGCGGCCACTTCCTTACAACTCTAAATTGTACAGAGGGGTGACCACTGCCAAGTAAACCACCCTTGTTGATTGCATTATAACAAAATAACAATAAAAAGTCAAGCATACCAAAATATTTTTTGGTGTGCTTTTTGTATGCGTAAAATATGAACGAAAAGAGGGTTGGTATGGCACAATATGATGGAACTATAACATTGCAGACTAAGGTTGACACCGCGGGGATAACCAAAAGTACAAGCAATGTAAAAACAGCTGCCGCCTCTGTTGGCAATGCTTTTGACAAAATAAAGTCTAAAGTGGTAAGTGCGGTATCGAGCGGAGATGACGCAAATCAAAAACTGGCTGCCTCGGCGAAAAAAGCAGCTATTGAGATGGAGAATCAAGCAAAAAAAGTTGAAGAACTAAGGGCACGGTTACGAAGCCTGCAATCGGGTGATATTGTACCGTCAGATAACGGTATTAAAAAAATACAATCTGAACTCAATAACACAAATGCAGTCATCCAAAAGACAAAGGCTGAAATCACGTCCTTATATACACAGTTGGACGTATTACAGGCAAGCGCATTTAAAGCGCCTGATACTGGCGAAATTTTATTGACGGAAAGTGAACAGGCAAAGTTTGACGCCTTATACGCAAAACTCGACCAATTGGAGCCAAAATTACAGGCCAACAAAACGAAGGCGAAAGAACTGGGAGAAGCTCTACAAAAAGCAGTAGGCGCGGCAACACAATCGAACATTGATAAAACAGCACAGAAATTGCGCATTGCTGAGATAAAACTCGAACAAACCACTGCAAAAGCAAATGCAGCAGCCATAAAGGTGCAATCAGGCACGACAAGTATAAAAAACAGTATAGATTCCGTTTCTTCTGGATTCCAAACATTAGGTAATAGAATGACTAGACTGGTAAAAAGCGTTTTTGTTTTTTCTTTGATAACATCCGCTTTGAGCAAACTAAGGGCTTGTCTTGGAAGTGTACTTACAGCCAATGCACAGTTATCATCAGCAGTTCAGAATTTAAAAAATAGCTTTTGGACTCTCGCAGCACCGCTTATAAATGCAGTAATCCCTGCTCTAACAGCATTTATTAATGCTTTAGCTACAGCACTAAACTATGTTGCTAAATTTGCTGCTTTGTTAACTGGCAAATCTTTTGCATCTATGCAGAAACAGGGAAAAGCCATGCAATCAATTGCGTCATCTGCAAAAAAAACCGCAAAATCAACGCAGGATATTGGAAAGGCGGCAAAAAAGTCAAATAAAGAAGTTGGAAAAATGGTTGCTTCATTTGATGAGTTGCAAATCTTATCCGCCACTCCTGCTGACAGCGGGAGAAATGGAAGTGCTGGTGGATCCGGCGGAGGTGGCGCTGATATGGGCGGTATATCTGCTGTGGACAACGGAAAATCGCCTAATGCATATGCTGATGAAGTTGTTACTGCATTGGCTAAAATAGGCGCGGCAGTTGGCGCATCTTTAATGGCTATTGGTGTTATTATTTTATTAACTGGTAATGTGGGGTGGGGCATAGGCTTTATTATTGCTGGTGCCGCTATATATGCTGTCTCAGAGGCGGTTTTAAGCGGCGATCCATCCGAAGAAGCACAAAACAAATTGCAGACATTAAAAAATGCAGTTATCCCGGCGTTGTTTGCTTTAGGGGTACTATGTATCTTTATGGGCGCAATACCAATAGGTATAGGCCTGATTGTCGCAGGTGCGGCATTATATGGCGTCAAAGAAATGAATGCGCAAGCAAAAGAAGATCCGGCTTTGTCAGCAGCCAATAAAATATACATACTGATGCAGGCTGTTGGCGCAGCTTTGGCGGCAGTAGGAATAATGCTAATTTTCTTTGGCCAAATACCTATTGGTTTAGGGTTTTTAATTATGGGAGCCAGCGTTTTTGGTGTAACATCAAAACAACTAAAAGAAAACGGCGTTACAACAAAAATTTCTAAGTTTCTAAAAGACAATCAGGATTTAATTGTTGGCGTCAGTCTCGCAATATTAGTTGTTGGACTAATTTTATTTGCATGCGGGCAAATAACGCCTTTATCTTTGGGTCTTTTGATTGCCGGGGCTACAGGACTTGCAGCGGAAGCGGCAATAAATAATACAGAGGTCAAAACAATATTACAAACCTTTTTAAGAGATAATGCCGCGTTGGTTGTTGGGATTAGTCTTGCTTTATTAGTGCTTGGAATTATTTTATGCTGCTGTGGAATTGTCAGTCCGCTCTCTATAGGGTTAATTGCAGCTGGCGCTGTAGGCCTTGCAGCTGAAATATATTTGAACTGGAACGAGATAACAAATAAAGTGAGTACTTTTTTCAAAAATAATCAAGCTTTAGTTGTTGGTGTGAGTTTGGCCTTGCTCGTACTGGGAATTGTATTATGCTGTACAGGCGTTGCGTTGCCATTGGGTATTGGTTTGATCGTTGTAGGGGCTGCCGGATTGGCAAAAGAAGTTTATTTAAACTGGGATTTTATTAAGACAGAAACAGAAAAAACGTTTAATAATGTAATAAATTGGGTAAAAACATGGGGACTGCTTGTTCTTGGCATTGTGTTAGTATTTACAGGGGCGGGATTGCCGCTTGGCTTAGGACTTATAAAAAAAGGAGCAGACGGGCTGGCGGAGGCAGAAGACCCGTTGTGGGATACTGTATACAACAAGATAGTTGAAACCTGGAACAATATAAAAACATTCTGGAATCAATACATTGCGGTTTGGTTTACGGCAAAGCAGTGGGAAGATCTGGCAGACAAAGTTGGCCAAGGCTTAAAGACTGGTTTTAAAAATGCGATAAACGGGGTTGCTTCAATATTTGAACGCGGAATAAACTTTATAATTTCAGCATTTAACAAGCTGAAGGTGAACGTCCCGGATTGGGTGCCGGGGATGGGCGGCCAGTCTTGGGGTGTAAATATAAAACCAATCTCGATCCCACACTTAGCCCAAGGCGCAGTATTGCCTCCGAACAAGCCATTTCTGGCCGTTGTGGGCGATCAGGCGGAGGGGACAAACGTAGAAGCGCCGCTGGACACAATCAAGCAGGCAGTCGCGGAGGTATTGGCAGTCGTGGGCGCAGGAACAAACCAGCCTGTAATCATCGAATTAGACGGCAGGGAGTTTGGGCGCGCAGTGATTAAGCAGGGGAACCGGGAAAGCCTCAGAGCGACAGGAAAGCTGGTGTTTGGATAATGGACTATGTAAAAATTAACGGAACAGCCTATGACGTTATTGTAACTGAGGTTGAGGAAAACTTCAATATCCTCTATTCCGACAACACAGGCAGAACACTTGGCATAGGTGCGCCGCTGACATTAGACCCGTATGGCACATTTTACGGACACAAAGTCACGTTTATGCGGCATAAAGATAATTTTGCGGAATATGACAGCCTGTTTATAGCACTAAGCAAACCTACATACAGCGGGATAAATGTTGAAATTGTGCACAATCAAACCACGTTAAATTATCAGGCCTATGTTTCAAGCGGGAGCCGTACCCTAAAACGGATAGCCCCCAAAACTGGCACGGTATATTGGGATAAATTTTCGGCAAATTTTATCCCGGTGAAAGCGCAGGTGACGCCGTAATATGGACAGAGTATCTATTAAATACGGAGATTACGCGCCGGAAGCCAAGGAAAATTTCACGCCGGAAGCGACTGATAAAGCTGAATTTGTGAACTTAACACAGCTGCAGGAATATAACCTTGACGTCAAAAACTATGCCAATCCCTGCGAATACGGAGCGGTATTATTAGATAGTACGGCGGTTCCGTTTCCCGACAGGCCGGAAGATGAAAATATGGGGTATTGGAGCCAGAGCATAACAGGCGCGGACTATACGTTTACAACGCCTATCATTATGACATTGACATCTGCAGGGCAATACTCATCACAGGGGTTTACGTTTACCTTTGATACCAATAACAATATTTTCTGCACAGACATGAATATTCAATGGTATAGGAATGATTTGCTGATTGCTAATGCTGATTTCGCACCGAATTCAGCATTTTATTTTTGCGAAAAACACGTAAGCAATTTCGACAAAGCAGTAATTACATTTCACGGCCTGAATATGCCGTATAACCGGCTTAAAATCCGATCCTTGGACTATGGATACGGAACGGTATTCACCGGGGATGAATTAACCAACGCAAAAATAATTCAAGAGATAGATCCGCTGAGCAAAGATATTTCAATAAACATTGTAGACTTTGGACTGAAAAGCCAGAACGACTTTGAATACGCATTCCAGAAAAAACAGCCGATTACAGTCTACTTCAATGACAACCTGATCCAGACCTGTTTTGTGGAAACGTCCGAGAGGAAAGGCAAAAGAGAGTGGAATATATCGGCGAACGATTATATCGGTCTGCTGGGCAACACAACATTTATGGGCGGCATTTACACAGATGGAATCGCGGTTGATTTGCTGGCGGCTATATTCACGCAAACCAATACGCCGTATAGCATTGACGGATGTTTTGCTGATAAAACTGTTACAGGCTGGATCCCTATTTGTACATGCCGGGAGGCAATCAAACAAATATGTTTTGCTATAGGCGCGGTTGTGGATACATCGAACTCTGACAAGGTTATTGTAAAGCCTCTGCCGGCAGATATATCCCAGACTGTGCCGCTCGACAGAATCATGCAGGGACAAAAATTCACAGACAACAGCACAGTTACCCAGGTTGATTTGACAGTGCATACATATGTCAAAGACGCAAAAGACATTACAGAGCTATACAAAGCCAGTGAAAGTGGAACCGGCGAAAACATATTGGTTAAATTCGGAAATCCTTGTTATAACCTCTCAATAACTGGCGGTACAATAACAAAAAGCAATGCCAATTATGCAATAATTACAGCCGATAATGCAGGCTGTATCCTAAAGGGTTACGAATATACGGACATACAAACGATAAAATCAAAGCGCAACCCTGTTGTGCTGGCGAGTGAGCCGAATAATGTAATCGCGTTTTCTGATTTTACGTTGGTCTCTGGTTCTAACTGCGAAGAAATTTTGGCCATGTGTTACGCCGAAAGCATTAAAACAAGCCGGGTAAATCTAAAGATTATTGAAGGAAAGCACAGGGACAATGACGGGCAGTGGATCTATGACGCCGCTGTAAATGTGGGTGAGAATATAACGGCTGAAACGGAATATCTGGGGAATCTGTCCGGCAGGATAATTTCGGAACGTTACAGCTTGAACGGCGGAATATTGATCAAGGAGTGTGAAATGGTATGATAACAGACAGAACATCGTCTGATGTTGCGCTTGCAAAAGTGATCAGACTAAAAATGCAGGCACAGCAAGCTTTGACGGACGCTGAAAAGGCGCAGCTTGAGCGGGGCGCATGTACAATTACCATGCTGAACCGCATAAATTCGAAAATTTCGGATCTGGAATCGGCGTTAAACGCTTTGGCATACCGAGTAGCACCTACAAAAAACACGGTGGCAAAATCATATGCAGACATCTTTACCGCCGAAGAATATAGCAGTATATTTGAGAACCTCAATAAGCTGAAACAGGCATTTTATATTTACTCGGAAACACCGCAGACGCCGGAATATATGTATGGTTATCTGGAAGCAAACAATATTGAACAAATCCTTGTAGATATTGAGACAATGCTGACGGATATGAAGGATAAATTCCGGCAATGCGGCACATTCCAGTGTGGGGAGGAGAATGAAAATTGATTGAATTTATTGACAAGACGTCCACGGCGGAAGGAACCAGTATAAACCGCCAGGCAATGATGGCGATCCAAGGCTTTATTGCACAAACCACAGTATTTAATGCTGACGGAAGTATAACCGAGACAAATGGGCTGGGTCAGACAAAAACCACGGTATTTAACGCCGATGGCAGTATAACCGAAACATTCACAGGTACAAAGACAATTGTAAAGACAACAACCTTTGACGAAAATACGATACAAGAGGTGATTTCATGAGTTGGGTTGAGGTGAGGAAGGCAGTGAATGACAACTTTAACAAGCCTTTGAACAAGAAGCTGGAAGATTTCTCCTATTCGCAGATTTATGGGTTTGAAAACAGCACATCGTTTGTCCCGCCAAAAAGCGGGCTGTATAAAGTAATCTGTGTAGGAGGCGGATACAACGACAGCAGAGCAAATTATATTGGCGGCGCAGGCGGCGTGGCAATAAAAAATGTGACATTGAATTCTAATTCAAATTATGAAATATCCATCGGGACAGGCGCGGCGGTATTTGACAATTCCATTACCGGCAATACGGCAACAAGAACCGGCACAACATCCGATGGCGGGACTGCATCAGGCGGAGACTACAACTATACAGGCGGAGCTGGTATGTATGTGCAGTTCAGTGTTGGAACACAGAATACACAATATGGTGCGTCGGTTGGCGTGTATCTAAACGGTTTATCGCAAAGGTATGTTGAATATTTTGACAAGTCGGCAAGTAACTGGGAGTATGCCGGCAATGTTTATACTGGCTATGGATTGCTTGGATTTGGCTATGGTCAGGGCGTGATAGGAAGTTATTACAACTCCGCCTATTCCTCAAAAACCACAGTCGGAAACCCCGGAGTGATTATTATTCCGCTTGATGTGGATGCATAGGAGAATAAAAATGATATATGATTTTTTGATAAAAGACGGCGAGATACATATGATGGAAGAGAAAATCGTCAACACCGGCAATATCAACACCTATGTATGCAACTTTAAGTTTGACGGGGAATGGAGTGGATTGTCTAAATTCATGGCAATCAAAACGGACAGCCAGTGCATCGCGCCGGTACTGATTCCAGATAACCAATGTATGATCCCGCAGGAGGCATTGGAAACACCGGGTGTGATCTATATAGGCGTATACGGTACCACAGGCACAGCGGCGGACTACAAGCGTATATCAACCAACTGGGTTGGGATGCGCATAGACGAGGGGGCCTACTGTGAGGGTACAGCCCCGGGAGAGCCTGCACCAGATACCTGGGAGACCTATCTTGCCAAGGTACAGGCCTTAGCTAACCGGGCGGAGCAGGCGGAAACCGGAGCCATTGCCGCCAAGACAGAGGCTGCGGAAGCGGCGCAAAAAGCCAAAGACGCAGCGGAAGAAGCACAGGCTGCCGAGGGACAGGCAGGCGAATACGTGCGGCTGACCGGCATAGAGGCCGCCGCCGCAGGAGAATCGGCGCAGGCTGCAGCCGCAGACCGCAGGGCCGTATCGGATGATAAGGCGGAGGTACTGACAGCCAAAGAGGCGGTGCTGACTGCAAAGGGGCAGGTTGATACCGCGAAACAGTCTGTAGATGCGTCCAAGGCGGCAGTAGAGGCCGCCAAAAGCGAGATCGGCCAGCAGGCGGCATATATCCAGAGCGAGGTTGACCGGATAGAGGGTTTAGACGTTTACACCAAGCCGGAAGCAGACATGCGATATTTGCCCAAAGGCACAGCCGCCGGATACCCCGTAACAGTCAGCGACCACTTAGAGGGCGCGGAGCTGATAGATTACCGGATACAGGGCAATACAGGCGGCGTAGGTGACTTGGCGGCTGACGGAGAGCATGCGGGGAAATACAAGGTTCCGGTCGTGTGCAGAGGGAAGAACTTGTTTGATATCCAGGATTTCGCCGGACAGGAGAATGCGGAGCTGGACGGAAACAGCATCACAATTACCGGCGTTACAGGAAAAACCAATGCAAGCTGTTCGGCTGCAAACCTGTTGAGCCGCCTAAGACCCAACACCCAATATTATATTAGCTTTGGCAGCCAGGAGCTGCTGGAAGGTACGGCGGCGTCAACGACCTTCCGGATTGCATTGGTGCCGGGATCAGGAACCCCGTTTTATCTTAAATACGCCAGCGGGCAGGCGTTTACTGCGCCTGAGGATTTAAGCGGTTATAAATATCTTATGATATTCTGCGGCGCGGACGTAAAAATCAAAATGTCCGACATTATGATTGAAGAAGGAAGCGTGCAGACA